TTGAAATTAAACAAGTTAAATTAGATACTAAATCTTTTGTTGTAGCTTCTCAGCTATTTTCAACAGGTGCAGATCTTGCTTTTAAAAATGGTGCAAAATATATAGATATTGCGCTTGGTCAAGCTTCCCAAAAAGCTGCACTAACTATTGCACAAGCCACGGTTAGTGCACTATCTGGAGCAGAGGCTGCAACACGTTCTGGACAACTAAAAGATCAAGAAATAAAGGTTCAAATTGACGCAATAACTACTACTATGGCGTTGATTAGATCTAATACCGAGTTAGAGCTAACAATAGCAGAATCTAATGCTAGAATGGCTTTGCAAGAAGCTAAAGATTCTAACAAAGATCCCTCAATAATAAGAGAACTAGAAGCCAAGTTAGCAGGTACTACAAGTTTTAAAAATATAGTGGCCGGTACTACTGGTATGATTAAACCTGAAGATCTCTCAGCGTCTGGCAGACTGGATGCAAGAGATCCAGTTAATCCGCAAACTAAATATGAAAAAGATCTTGCCACTAAATTGAATAATATGTTAGGGCCACAGTTTGCCGCTTTAACTTTAAAACAGGGTGAAAAGAAAGCAAATGCCTTAGATACTGTACAAAAAGTAAACTTAGGCGAGCTTGCTAATCAGAAGCAAATAGCAGCTGTTAAAGATTCTATATTGCAACAAGATATGGCAAGACAAGATATTTTAATGAGTATTAATACACTTAATGGCTCAGAAAATCTTGCACAAAAGCAAATGTTAGACATGCAGCTGTTAGAAAGTAAGTTTAATCAAGAAATACTTGGATACGAAACAGCAATAAAAAATGCAAAACTGGATAACTCTGATCAAGGAGTTTTAGAAGTTGATAAGCAAGAATTTTTATTGAAAAAAGTTAAAGAGAGACAAGAAAAAGAAAAAGACAATAAAGGCGTAGAGAATAGAATTAGACTTAAAGCGCAAGAACTGCAGCAAGCTACAACTTTAAATAGTTTAAACGAGGCATTACTTGACCAAGATATTGCTAGATTAGGTATAATTAGTAGTTTAGTTGGATTTTCCTCAGAGCAGAACGTAAAAGCAACAGCACTACTTGAAAACGAAAAGCTAAATAATAAGTTTGTACTAGAGCGTCAAAAGATAATAAACGACATTGAGGCACTTAAATTAACTTCACCAGCAGATACTAAAAGCATAGCTTTAGCAGAAGTAAATTTACAACTAGTCACAGCTAGACAAGAAAAAGAAAAAGACAATAAGGGTCTACAAGACCAATTAAAGTTAATAGAAGCACGCTTTGATATAGAGCAGAAACTAGCCGCGTTTAAGAAAACTGCAGCAGATGCTCAAAGCAGCCAGGCAGAAGACGAATTAAATTATAGAAAAGAATTAGGTTTAGTAACTAGTTTTGACGCTGTTAAAGAAAAAGCAGACTTAGACAGGGGTCGAGTATCTAGAGAAAGTGCCGAAGAACAGTCTAAAATAGATAAAGAAATAGCTAAGAAAAGCGTAATAGAACAAAAAATTCTAGCCATTGAAGCCAGCGGCGACTCTGCTTTAGCAGGTGATTACGAAGCAGTAGAAAACATGACTAGAGCTATTAATGGCCAAAGCGAGGCTTTAATAGCTACTAACTTACAGAAGATGAATGCTATTGATCTAAACGAAAAACTTGGCAGTAAAATGACTGGTTTCTCTAAGATTGTAGAAGGTAGTTTCCAAGACATGGCAGATGCGTTAGCTGATTTTGCTAGAACTGGTAAGCTGGATTTTAAAAGCTTAGTAGACCAAATGATTGTAGATTTAATTCGATTTGAATTACGTGCACAAATGTCATCACTTTATAAAGGTCTAGGAGGACTAAGTGGTATACTAAGTATATTTACTGGCGGTGGTGCTGGCACTTTAAATGTAGAGCAAGCAGCAGCTAGAGGATACACAGGAATGGCTAAAGGCGGAGTATACGACGCTGGACTGCAAACATACGCCAAAGGCGGAATGTTTACTAATTCAGTTGTAAATCAGCCTACATTGTTTAAATTTGCACAAGGCACAGGTTTAATGGGCGAAGCAGGTCCCGAAGCTATTATGCCCCTAAAGCGCGATAGCAACGGCAATCTTGGAGTACGTTCAGATAGTGGCGGTACTAAGGTTGATGTAGTTGTTAACAACTACTCATCTGAGAAAGCTACTACTACAGAAACAGTTGATTCTAAAGGTAATCGTAAGATTGAAGTTATCGTTGGAGACATGGTAGCAGATCAACTTTCAAGAACAGGCTCTGCATCTCAACAAGCCTTAACAAGCAGCTATGGACAGCGTCCCTCAATGGTAAGGAGATAATATATGCCAATTGCATGGCCAACAACATTGCCGCAAGTGCCGCAAAAGGGTTTTCAGGAGACTGTGGGTGTTAATATCATCCGCAGTCAAACTGATGCAGGCCCAGCTAAGCAGCGCAGGCGAGCAAGCCGCCCTAACGAAATGACACTATCATTTATTATGACAACCGCACAGTGTGATAGATTAGAAACTTTTATTAAAGACGATATAAAGGGTGTAAGTCGTTTTACATTCCCACATCCTAGAAAATTGGGTACTACAATAGATGCCAGGATTATTCCTGGCGGTAGTGGTGAATTTTTTACACTTCAATACATTGCACCAGGTTTTTGGTCTACTAGTTTAAAAATGGAAATAATGCCATGAGCCGCTTAACCCGATTGTCTCCACAAGCCATACGGGCAATGTATGGCTCGGAAACAGATCAAGCAATAATTATGCTTTTAACTGTTTTTGACCCAGTAAATAACATAGCAGTCGTTGGGCGTATTGCCGACAGTTTTACTGGTAGATTACCAGCTTTAACTACTGAGCTTGAAATAGTGTATGGTGTAACTAGTCGAGGCAATGATTACTATTTTTTACCAATGGAAATAGTGTTACCAGGCGAACAAGAAGCAGGCGTTGGTCAATGCAGCATAACTTTAAACTTTGCTTCGCCTGATCTTATTGCCCAAATTCGCAATACTCTCACAAAACCAACAAAAATATTATTAGAGCTAGTACTTTCTGGCTCACCCGACACTGTTGAAGCTAGTTTCGCAGATTTTTATATTACCAGTGTAAGTTATGACGCAGATAAAATTAGCTTAAGTTTAGATATGATTAATCTAAGCAGAGAGCCGTTTCCTTGCTATAACTTTACACCTGGTTACTTTCCAGGACTATTTTAATGAACTATGATAAATATATTGGTCTGCGTTACAAAGATAACGGCAGAGATATTGATGGAATAGATTGCTGGGGACTCGTTCGTCTTTACTACAAAGAAGAATTAAACATTGATTTACCAAGCTATGTTGATGAATATAATGGCTCTTATGACACTAACGTCACAAGAGCTATTAGTCTTTATAAAGACTCGTGGAACAAAACGACTACACCTGCACCAGGTGACGTAGTGTTATTTAATATCTATGGAGAGCCTGCACACGTTGGCATCTACGTAGGTAACAACAAATTTTTGCACTGCCGCGAAGGTCGCGACAGTGTTGTTGAATCACTGGCTAATATTAAGTGGAACAAACGTTTAGAAGGCATTTACAAATACAGCGAGAATACACAAATCGAAGTTGTAGGCAGGCCTCACCCACTAAAAACAAACGTATATCGCGAGTGGACAGTTGCAGGTACAACTGTCGAAGACTTTGCGCTATTTGTACAAAGCAAATATCATCTTAGCCCAGAGTATACAGATAGATTAGTAATTGTAGTTGATGGCGTTCCAATTGCCAAAGAAGACTGGGCAGCTACCGTTGTAAAAGCAGGACAAGCTATTGCGTATAGAGCAGTACCGCAAGGTCGCGATACGTTTAAACTGTTGCTTATTATTGCAATTGTTATTATAGCACCAGAATTAGCTGCAAATGGATTTCCAGAAATTGGGGTACAAGGATTACAGCTAACAGGTTGGAAAGCTACCGCTGCTACCATGGCTATTTCCGCAACAGGTGTCGCATTAGTAAATGCAATTATGCCTGTACGTCAGCCTACAACTAATGATCCTGGCTCTCCTAATGCTTTAAATCTATTTTCAGGTACAAGCAATCAAGCAAATAAATTTGGACCTATCCCAGTTGTTTTAGGCAAAGCCAGAATGACAGCAATGTTAGCTGCATCGCCTTATATTGAAACTATGTCAGATACAACCCTTTTAAGTTTACTGGTTACTTGGGGTTTTGGTCCGCTTTCAATCAATGATATCTCCGTTGGCGCAAATCGCCTTGAAAATTTATATGAAGGTTTGGCTATGTCCTTACCTAAGCCGGAAACGCTATACGGGCGTCCAGAAGAAAATCAAACAGCGTTTAATGATCTTTACGGTTCTGATGTAGAGCAAGCTCCTGCAAAATCCGTTGAACTAGTTAATAATGCCACAGACGGAAATCCTTGGCAGTATATATTTTTTAATCAACAGTCAACACGTGTTGACGTAGCATTTACCTTTCCAGTAGGTATGCGAACTATTAATAAAAAAGACGGAAAAGTTACGCCAGCTACTGCTGGAGTTCAAATTCAGCTTGGTAAATACAATGGCACTACTTGGGATTTCGAAGATACTGCTGCATATTCTTTAGGTGCTTATAATTCTAATCAACTTAATTCAAACGCATATACAACAACACTTACTAGACCAGGTATAGTAAATCGATATGATCCTACTAGTGGTAATTTCGAAGATATTAGTTTATACCAACACATAGTTTTTGCAATGCTTCCTGGCGGAGGCGTACAACGTTATAACGGTGCTGCAACAGACGTTTTAAACGGCCCTCCTAGTGCTACAATGATAGCAGAATATAAATCAGGA